TACCATATCTTTCTTGATTACGAAGATACAATTCACTATTTACTATTCCGTTTGTTGCTTGACGAATAAATGCCATTAGAATATTTTCCCTGTCAATCCAAGTTTAATAACATCACCAATAAACCCACCTACCGCAGCACTGGTTTCATACTCACCTTTAATTTTTGCAGATTGATTTGAACTGTCTGCGGCTATTCTTGCAGCAGCGAGTTGTGCTTGACGGTCAGCTTCATTATCCGCAGATGTCCATGCCCACTCCATAGAATCTGCATAAAATTGCCACAAATTATCATAAGCTGTTTTACTAATATCAAGAATAGCATTAGCGTTTAATTCATTAGCACGATTGATAGCTGCTGTATCTGCAGTAGCAATCTGCCTACGCCATTGAGCATTAGCCTGTGAAATTACAAGCTGGTTCTGAGCATTAAACTGGTCACGCTGATTATTCAACTCAGCATTAAATCGTGCAATCGTGTTAGTCTGACCTGCGTTAAACTGTGCCTGTGCATTTTGTTGTGTTGCATTAAATTGAGAAGTTTGACTAGAAAGATTAGCAAAGAACTGGTCAACTTGATTTTGACTAGATGCATTAAACTGTGCGGCAGCATTAGTGGCTGCTTGGTCTGTAAACAAAGACTGTACACGTTGTTGTGCTTTAAATAGCTCTGTCTGCTGGCGATTAGACAAGTTAGCCATATCAACCTGCAGGAAGTTCTGTGCATTTTGTACTGCAGCTTGCTGACGATTGTTTAAGTTAGCTGTATCAAGCTGTGCTAGTGCAGAGGCTTCTGCCATCACAAGAGCCTGTGAGTTAGACAAGTTCTGCAGGTTCATTGTATTGACAGCACGTGAGTTCTCTAGCTGTACTTGTTGCTCTGCTGTAAAGTTCTGGTTGGCAATGTCACTAATCTTACTAGCGTTCATTACCTTCCTTTGGAATGTCTGGTCAAACTCCTGACCCATAAACCTAGCACGTTGCTCTGCAGCCAGCATTGCTGATTGCTGTCTATTTGACAAGTTCTGTGATTCAAACTTGGCTACTGTTTGTGCATCTGCCATTGCAATAGGCATCGCTGATTCCATAGCAGCCTGTACAATAGCCTGACCAGCTAGAGATGACGCACCCATACCACGAGCAGCCATAGCCGCTGTAGCACTGCGCATAGCCCCTGCAGCCCATGCTGGTGGGTTAGCACCTTGGAACTGTTGCATCAAACCATCAAGCTGATTAGCTACCATAGTCTGTGCAGACGGATTAGCTGTAGCTGCAGCAGCCTGTGTCTGTGCAGTTAGTGCAGCAGCTTTAGCAGCATCCACACCTGTACCACTAATCAACTCACCATTCTGTAGCTGTCTTTGTACAGGATTATTAATTAAGAAAGCGTTGCCCTGTGCAGCAGACAGGTTGCTCACAGATGATGTTGTCTGTTGAGCAGCAGTGATCTGCGCACGAGGGTCTTGAGGATTAGCTTGTGCAGCTTGGGTTGCTGAGATAGCTGCATCTACATCAGCAGCTACAGTATCAGCTTGCATAAGATTAGCACCAGTAGCCGTTGGCTGTCCCGCCTGTGCTGTCAGTGCCATAGCTGTAGGTACACCCACTGTACCTGTTAGTTCGCCTGTACCTGCTGCAAGGTCTTGTGATTGGTCATACTGAATACCAGAAGCTACAGTCTCACCGCCTAATGGTACACCGGGGCTATACATTTGCTGTACAGTAAAGTCTGTTACACCCGGACCATCATCAGTTCCTGTTGGCATGGTAGCAATAGGAGTGCCACCTGCACCTGTAACACCTGTAGTGGCTACATTATCTGGTAAATCATTTTTTGCAGATGCGGAACCACCTGTTTGAAATTTCTTAACCATACCACCTTTAGCCATCTGCATAGCTTTGTTGGTGTACATATTCATCTGCTGCTGCCTAGCAGGGTCAGTAGCCAAAAAGTCTTGGAACTTATCCATGCCACCCTGATAGCCCATAGAACGTGCTATCTTCTCCATGCCACTAGGCTTAAATGCTTTAAACATTGCCATGTATTAGTTCCTTTGTAATGCTCTGTCGAGTTTATCTTCAACACGGTGTAATGCTTCCATGACACGTGTCATGTCTTCTCTTAGTTCACCCTTAGTAGCATACTCTTCACGTGTTCTATTAAGTAATATATCTATACGCTTTACTTCAGCCATCATTGACCTAAACATCCAGAACGCTGGCGCAATTACCAGTGTCAGGATAACATTCCAAAACATCATGCTTGACAGTTCCATCAGTCAGCATCCGCAGGTTCAGGTGTGTTTCCTTCAGCAACCCACGCAAGGTATTTCTGATAATCTGCATTGCCCCCACTCATAGGAATAAAAGCATTATCCTCAATACGCTTGACTGTAGAAACGTGGTCAGTTGTTTCTGGTGTTTTAATTAACTTGTACATTTATAACTCCGCATTAAAGTATATTCTTGCGGCAGTGCTGTTGTTTGCCCTCCAAGAATATATTTGCCCTGATGCAAAACCACCAACTTTTGCTATGGTGCAAAATACATGAGTTGTAGCAGGTTGTGAAAAAGAGAATGAAGTAGGAACAATAGCACTTCTGGTTGTATGAAAATGTGAAGCATTAGAAACTGTAACCGTTGGGCCGTCTCTTTTTTCTGAAAAATGAAGTACAAGATAGCCTAAATCAGAACTAGCGGCTTCAAAATATCCAAATGGTTGATATGCGTCTTCACCACCCCATTCTTCGTAATACCGTAAACACCTAGCCAACTCATCGCCAAACGACCGATGTTCAAACGGCGTGGCTGTTTGGCCTACTTCTAACTGGACGCCTGTTATATAAAAGGTTGCAGCCGCATTGCTTATCCAGTTTGTTTGACCTGTTGTTCCTAGACCAAGCCCAGCACCCCAAGCATTAGCTGTTTGCAAATAAGATGAGCCAGCACCTAGTGACCACAACAGATTCAAACCAATACCATTCGTAGTAAGCCAAGTGCCAGAGGTATCCCCAGCAATGGTTATTGTTTTGTGTTCCCAAGTGTCAGCCGCACTAATGTTGTAAAGAACAGGGTACGCCCTATTTTGTGCGCTGTTAGCCAAACTAAAGCCATAGTCGCCAGTAACACTTGACCTTACCCAAAATGACAAAGTTAAGGTTTTTGCATCTGATGTGCCAAAATCTAGATGTGAAGCATTTAATCCTTCGACCTTATGGAAAAAACCAAACCATTCAGAGGAACCGGGTGTATAAGCAGATACAACAGTTGCCTTCATAGAGTTCTCAAAGCCAGCAGGGACAGTTGTTGTTTGTTCTAAAGAAAACTTACTTGCAACAGAAAGCCCTGCACCAAATCTATCTAACACATAAGTTTGGTCTGCTGTTGGTGTTACACTACTGCCGCCATTTCTCTGGTCAACAGTCAGCGCACCATTGATGATGAGGTTGCGACCTGTCAGGCCACCAGCATCTGCGCTGCCACCTAAATCTGCTAAGTCTCTGGCTCTGCTCATGACCACTCCTCTGTAGGCGCATCAGGCCAAGTAGGGTTATCAGGGTTTGTTCGTCTGATGGTGCGGATGCTTGCACGATAGGTAGCAAACAAAGCCACGCAAGCGTCTGTCAATCCGCTGTCTGGTAGCTGTGTCCAGTCTGATGCCTTTAAAATGTCGATAGATGTTCTCTTTACATCAAAAATTAAATCTGCATCTAGTATTGATATGTCTTTATAATTTGCCAATTTAATCTCCTACGGCACTAAAAATCCGCTGAATCGAGTACCTAAACGAACGCTAGCACTTGTATCATTGTTAATAAATAATTTGGGGTTAACTGTTTGATTTGCAGTTAAGTATATTAAATGAGATGAAGTAATTGTAATGAAGGTTCCACCTTGCGGGTCTTCAATAGTACGATAATCTTCATTTCTTGCTGAAGTAGTTGTAGAGCCATCTATTGACAAATAAGTGTTAGCATGAGCCGCCCCATCTACATTTTCAAGCTGAACTAATAAATTAAATTGATAATAACCAGTGACTGGGGCTGTAAATGTAGCTACATCTGATGATATTGACATACAGTTACCGACATCAAAATCTTCTGTATCAAATGGAACATCAGTAGTACTTGAAGAAGTGTAATCATTATTACCTGTGGAACTATTCAAAATAATACTAAACTTTGGGTTAACTGGTGCAAGAACATGTCCACTGCTGTCAATAGTCATAGCTGTAGTCGTGCCAGTAGCCTCTTTGATTGTGCCTACGTTTAAGCCACCAGTAGCTGTGGACGCACCAGTAACAGACAGCGTACCACCCATAGTTACATTGCCACTAAACGTACCGCCATCCTTAGCAGATACAGTGTCAGCTACAGTAAAGATGTCATACACCACAATCTCTACAATGTCGCTTGCAGACAGGGCAGACAAGCCACCGATGGTGTTGGCTGTGCTAGTGTTGTAGTCAGTGCCAGCAACCAAGGCTATGCCGTTCAGTGACACATCTACATAGTTGCCATCGCTAAATACCAGCGTGTTGCTATTGTCATCTGCACCAGACAGTGACGTTTCACTGCCACTAGCAGTATAGTAATAGCGTGACCTTACGCCAGTTCCTGTTGGGGATTTGCCTATGTATGCCATGTGTTACCCCGCAATCTCTGTGACTGTTATAAATGATACACCTCTTTCATAATTGTTGCCGTCATTATCATCTACCGTTCTGTTCAAAAACCAATCGTATCCATTACGTTGATTTACACCCACTTTATATGTGATTTGTGAAGTAGAGGATGGGGAATCAAAGTATGAATAGTAGGCGTGTTCTGGTGAACTAGCAGCTTCGTCAGCAAAGTAAGTAAGTCCAGTACCCATCAACACTCCAACAGTTCTATTACCAGAAGTAGCGTGTGATAACTTTGTTGTATCTCTGAAGAAAAACCAAACACCATCTGTTGCCCCACCCTGAGTTGTTCCCCATTCACCATTTATCATAGCCTCAACCTTAATGATGCTAGACGTTGCTGTAGGCGTTATGTTTACAGTTAAATCTGTTAACGGCGTGTCAACGCTTGCTGACATAGTTACAGTGTTCGTACTAGTAAACATCGTTCTTTGCACCTGAATAATGCCACCAGACGGTATGCCAGATGCCGCTACACCACTATTTGTTATTTTAGAAAGTGCCATCTACTTCTCCAAAGAGGGATGACCCCTACGCTTATGCGTAAGGGCTATCACCAAGCAAGTCTGCATCCCAAGCTGCCTTGAGTGCTGCAATGTTTGCTGCATTTGTAATTGCTGATGCAGCGGGTGCGTCACGAAGGTTAGTCTTCTTGGTTACTGAAGCAGCCTTTGCGTCTGCGTCATCAACTTCCATTGCCTTCATGTACACAACATCTTCAGCGTCAAGCAGTGGGCCACGAACCTCACGAATTTTATCTTTAAATATTTCTTTTGCTTTAGTTAAGTCTTCACTAATTACAGTTCCAGAAAGTAACCAAGCACCCCGAAAGTCTCTGTTGGCAGGAACAGTAGCAGTTGAGGCATCAATCTGATTACCGTCCTTGTCAACAATGTATGTTGTTACAGCCATGATTTACTCCTTATGCTGCTAATTCTAAATCGTCAGAGATACGCCAAGCGTTTCTCCACTCACGAGTTTGTGGTAACTGTTCCTTGCGGCAGATTACCATCTTAGGGCGATTACCCTCATCCCAACTTTGCCAGACAGACTGTGGGCAATCTTTCATAATTAAATACTCAATAGCCTCTTCTTCAGTCATAGCATCAACTGGCTCTGTCTGATGTAACAGATAACCACGAGTGTGCTTCTTGAAATCTGGTTGTGCTTCGTCCTTTGCCAACTCCCAGTACACCCAGACAGGTGGCAGGATACCGCCCTGTAATGCACACGCCAGCCAGTTAGGGTCAGGCACAAGTATCTTGGCACACTCATCTACACTGTCCTCGTAAACCACCCGATAGTCTGACTGCACACCGTCTAAGTTTTCTTTTGCCCAGCACAGACGGTCAAACAGGTGAGTGCCTTGAAACTCTGGTGTCTGCATTATGCTAAGTCTCCGTGAACTGTAATCTGCACATTATTTATATCACTATCAATCACACCACCACCGGCTGTGTTTGTTGTTAAACCATACTTATGTCTATACAAAGATGTAGTGTGAGAAAAATTATTGCCTCTTAAAACCGTTCCTCTACCACTGCTGCTTTCAACAGAACCATTTGTTGCTGAATAATACGCATCAGAAAATGATGACGAGAAATTTGCAGAATAGTCACCTTCCTCATTATCTACAGCCGAACTTAAATTCAGTGAATTATTGAAAGTTGTGCCAGTACCAGAATAATGTGACCACGCCTTCGCACTACCATTCACAACATAGTTCGTGGCGATTGACCCAGCGGTGCTGTGTTCCAGCGTATCTGCTACAATTTTACCTGCCATTATGCTAAGCCTCCGTGAACTGTGAAATCAGCAGTGTTTCCAGTAGCTGTACCAACGCTGTTAGAAACGTAAACATTTAAACTAAATCCACTTGCAGATTTATTATCTGCTACTGCAACTCTAGACGCATTGGCATCTACAGTTGCAGTTACACTAAAATTAGCACTGCCCATATTGCTAGTGTATGCAATCGTATAATCATTTGGTGCGCCACCGCCATCATCAGTTAAAGATGAAACATTCAAACTATCTCCAACCGAAGTAACAGATGATACATCTGCCCACGCCTTCGCCAACCCCTGTTCAAGAGACTGTGTAGCGGTGGCACCAACAGTCACGGTGACAGTCTTAGCAGTGGTCTTGCCAGTGAGGGTATCTACTTTTATCTCACTCATTATGCTAAGTCTCCGTGCGTTGTATAACACAAAATCTTGGGGTCACGCTCAGTTCCTCCGGTGTCTGTACAAAAAGCGGAACCGTTACTAGCAGTGCTTTCATAAGGGAGTACAAATAATCTGTTACCCGTGCTGTCTGTATTATTGTCATCTGTTTTACCACTGACTTGCAAACAATAATTAACCGCATCAAGAGATGATGTATAATTACACTGCGAGTCACCTGGTGCATTATCTGCAATGCTGGAAACATTAAAACTTGTGTTAACTGTATCAGTGTCTTGATTGTAGTGTGCGTGTACCTTCGCCGCACTCTGCTTAGTCAACGTGACTGGACTGGTGCCATTACTGGCTGTGATTGTGTCTGCTCTTAACTCGCTCATGCTATCACCAGATTACCGCCGGATGTTACCGTCAGCGTTACCCCTGTTGCTACAGTTAGTGGGCCAGCAGCAAGTGCATTTTCATCTGCATCAATGGTTGTGTTCGTGTCTAGCTGCTTCTGATGCACACGGAAGATGTCACCACCGCCAGCGTTAATCTCACCGTTCTCGCCCTTGAATGTGCCGCCACCACCCCCAGTGCTAGATGTTACAAGGGCTTTACCTTGAAATACCACATAGAAATCATCTGTACTAGCTACTGTACCTGTCATAGCTAGGCTAGTACCAGATACAGTATAAGCAACCGTTGGTTCTTGACGAACATTGTTTACAAACACCTCAATTTCTGAAGCGTTAGCTACAGGATGGTCTAGTACAAAGGATGTACCGCTTTGTGTGCCGAAGTCCTGATAGGCCATTGCTGTGGTTTGTACTGCTGGTGATAAGCCAAGATAAGGCATTAGGTAATCTCCAAAATGCTCAATGTTGTATCTGCACTGTTTGCAGTATCAGATTGTACTTTTAATACATCTGTATGAAGAAGCACTACCTTTTGATCCCCACCGATTGGCACAAGAGTACCACCTACAGGAATAGGCGCATCCTTTATTAAGAATACGTTTTTATTTACTTCAGTATCAGATGTGTCGCTTTCTATCTTAACATCGACAGTTATCTGTGATGTTGCAATATTAGCAATAGACATCCCAATAATAGTTGTCTCTGTTCCAGACTTACCTGTGTATATAGTCATATCAGTATTAGCAGCAGTACCACTTCCTGATGCGCCATGTGTAGCAGAGAATGTTTTTAGCTTAAAAGCGTTTGCCATTATTTACTCCTAATGTACATTAATTATACCATAATTTATATGGTTTGTCAAGTACTTTTTATTATCCTAATGCGATAGCTAGTGCTACTGCTGCACCATTTGCGAATGCCTGTGTAGACACGGTTCCTGATTCATCTGCAAATGTGAAGATTCTGTTTGATGTCGGGTCTGTAATGGCAAGAGTAGTTGTAACGCTATCTCCTGTTGTAGAACCATCAAACACAATACCTGTGTCAGACACATTACTAGCTGCACCCAAGCTACCATCTACGTATGCTTTAATAGATTGTTGTGTAGCAAGAGCCGTGTCGCTGTTAGAAGACATATTGTCTTGGTCAAGAATAGCTGTTACTGTTGCGCCAGTAGCGAGTGTCAAGTTTGTACTTGCGGTCAAGTTAGTAAATGTACCTGCCGCTGCACTGTTAGCACCAATTGTTGTTCCGTCAATTTCACCACCAGCAATGTCTACTTTAGTAATGTCAACTTCACCAGTGCCATTTGGTGTAAGTGCAATGTTACCATTAGTATCTGTAGATGTAATAGCATTGCCATTTAAGTTTAGATTGTCTACCTGCAATTCTGTAATAGCACTACTTGCACCAATTGTAACACCATCAATAGTTCCACTATCAATATCAGCTTTAGAAATGTTTACTTCGCCAGTACCGTTTGGTGTTAAATTAATATTACCATTGGTATCTGTGCTGATAATAGTGTTACCGTCAACATTAATATTACCAATGGTTGCACCGCTACCATTTAGCTTCAAGCGTTCTGCTGCAGTAGCACCCGCTGACATAGTTTTGAATACCATGTCAAATTCTTCAGATGTAGGTGTCAAACCTGTAGCTACGGATTCAATAACACCGCCTGTTTCAATTGTGCTTGCTGCAGTCTCAGTTGAAAACTCAACACCTACACCAATACCCACAGCAGGTGTGCCTGTGCTTTTAGCTTGCAGCTTTAGTACGTCTGTAACACCGTTGGTAGTAGCATTTTCTACATCAAGTAGAACACCGACATCAGCTTGGTGTGTAAGCGTTACCTCACCGTTAGCACCTAGATTAATAACAGCAGCATCAGAAGATAATGACACATCATCATTTACTACAAGGTCATCTGATACTGTAACACCTGTTGATGTAACTTCTAGCTTTGTTGCACCGCCCTGCTGTAATTTAAGACTGCCAGTGCCAGCGTCATTAATAATGCTATCACTTGCATTGTGAAATATTTCTAGGTCATTACCTGTACCAAATCTAATCTTATCATTGTCAATAAGGTCAATGCCTGTGCCAGCAGTAACATTACCGTTAGCTAGTATTTCACTAAGTTCGTTAGCACCAGCTATTTGCCCATCAACATATGCTTTGATTGATTGCTGTGTAGCTAGTGACGTATCACTATTGGACACAAGATTGTCTTCATCAAGGATGGCAGTGACTGTAGCACCGCTTGCCAGTGTCAAATTTGTACTTGCTGTAAGATTAGTAAACGTACCTGCTGCAGCAGAATTAGCACCAACAATTGCCCCATCAATAGCACCTGCATCAATATCTACAGTGGGAAGATTAGCTGTGCCTTGAAGATGTAAGTCTTTAAACTTTAGTCCTGTTGTACCTATATCTAATGTGTTATTACTTTTTGGTTTAATGTCTGTAGTGCTTGCTACAAAATCTTGGGCAGGTCCAAGTACAGTAACAGGACCACCTTCACCAGATGTTCCGTCATGCGTATGACCACTGCTACTATTAAAGGCAGCTTCAATGGCATCATATTCACCATCAAAGTCAGCGGCGTTAATAATGTTACCATCAGCAATATTATTGATGGTATCGGTTCTAGTGTAGCCTGTTCCCATAGTTTTTACCTTCTATCGTTTAATCCATATTCAACTGTCAGTGCATCAATTGAGTATGGTGGGTTTTGGTCATTTGATTCAAACTGAAATGACACTGTAAATCCTGAACCAACAACTTGTGTCTGAAATAGTTTTAGTAGCTTTGTACCAAATCGTGTGACACCAAATGTTCCGCTACCAAAGAAACCAACAGTACCCTGCGTGTTCAAGATGCTAATTGGTGCGGGTTGTATTGTACCCTGACTATCAAAGTCCAACTTCAAACTTACATCAAATGCGACACTACCTTGCGGGTCAGTATACAAAAACAGTTTGTAAAATGTCTTGCGTTTACGTGGGTCACTGATTGGCAAATGCGGTGTAGCAAAGGTAGTTTGAATATTCAAACCATCAAACGAGTTGCCACTTTCCATCTGATATAAGTAGCCATCATCATTTGCAAATAATACTACTTCTACGTTTTGGTTATAGTCACTATCTGCTACGTAAGCCCGTATGCCTCGTGTCTCTGCCCAAGCCATGCCCTCACCACCTTGAGGCGCAAACTGTGTTGCTAGTATACCTTGAGCATTTTCCTGCGTAATATTATTGTTATAACCCAGTATTCTATACTGTGACTTCTCACGAATTACACAACTTGTAAATGACGTGTTTGCAGAAATAAAACCTGTCATTGTATTTTGGATTGTTTTAGATACGGCAGCTAATCCAAAGTCGCCTATTCTATCTGTTCCGCTAAGTAGTCTTAACCCGTCTGGGCCAAGAAACATTACGTCACCACCTATTTCTTGTACAGTATCTGAATCAATACATCCAATGTCTACTGTAATTGGCTGCAGTGAAAAGTCTGCAATGGTAGTGCCTGTTAGCTGGTGAATACTGTTTTCAGTAAAGATAATTAATTGTTGTCTAAACACAGTCAGTGCAGTAATTGTACCACCAACATTTATACTTCCTGAACCATTGGCTGCTGAAAAGTCTGTGTCTGTATACGGCGCAGTAAATGTTACTGTCGTACCTTTAGCAAAGAATAAATGGTTCTTAACTTCTGCTACAAAGGTTGCACCAATTACATCTGTAGGTGCATCTAATAATACTGTAAACGTAGTATTGTCATAAAGTGCTGGTTCATTTAACCCATCAACAATTGCAATCTTTTCCGTGCCATTAAAGTTATACTTAGCAAATCTAGTTTTGTTGGCATTTTCTCTGCTTGTTGATAAGAAAGTAATTACTGCATCATCTGCTGGACTACTTGCAAGTGCTGGGTTAATTGCTAATGTAGCACCGCCTGATGACACTGTTGCGTTTGCTGTGACTGTGTAAATTAAATCTACACCAGCAATTTTAAATGCGTCACCTGCTTGTGGTGCAGAATCCAAACCATCTATTATTAGACTGCTACCAGTTTGACTAGCACCATTTACAAGTGGTGTACCATAATCAGGCACGTTAATCTTTGTAAAGCCACTGCCACCAGTTTTAAATATGTCAGCATTTTTACAGACAACGGCACTGTCTTCCCATGCTGCAACACCTATAGCTAAATAATTAGATGTTGTTGTTTTAAAAGTTACAGCCGCTGCATTTGCAGGACTGCTGGCTAATGTAGTTGTAAGAGTTAATGTGGCTCTGTTATTTGTAGCATCGAATGTAACACCACCAGATGCAATAGTATAAGTGCCAGTAACTCCTGCTATTTCTAATGTATCACCAGCAACTGGTGTAGTATGTATTGAAGCTACTATTAAAGTTGTACCGCTTTGACTAGCACCGTGTACTACAGGTGCGCCATAAGGTGGAATAATAGCACTATCGTATTTATCATACCCTTCAATACGTCTGTAACCACCCTCAACAGAAGGCTCAAAGTTACGTAGTATTCGTGCGCTTCCCGGTGCGTTTGTACCTTGCTGCAAAGGGGAAAGGTTTGTTATAAGACCACCACGAAACTCGACTGGATAGGTTTGCCATGCATCCATTGTGATAGCCTCTTAAATACCGAAGCCTGTACTTGCTCCGCCTGTAGCACCAGTAAGCATATACGACCTTACGTATGGTGTTCTATTAATAAGTTGTGAACGCATATGCTTAATACCTTCGTCAAATTTTTCTTTCATTACCAATGCGTCTTGTGTGTTACCTCTAAAAAGATACCCGTAGTGCATTGCACCATCTACAATAATATGTTGAAATCTTTCTGGTATTGTAGGAACGTCTGTCGCTGCAGACAAATCTGTTGGAAAGTTATAATACTCATAGACCAGTTCATAGGCTTTGTTTGGCTCTGGTGTCATAATAAATTTAAGGTCAGGTGCCTGTGCTACTTGGGTAGGCACACCCTGACCAAGAGACGAACTATACTCTTGTTCTACATATCTATCTAAATAATCTTCGTATGCAATTTCAGTAAGTCGTGTGGTGGCGTTACCTAATGAGGTATTTTCTTTAATACGAAAAGACTTAAAATTAATAACTTTAGCATCTGCAGGAAATGCATAACGGCTAGTATTAGCTACTAAAGTTGTTTCTTGTGTATTATGATTAAAAGGCCAAAAGTATTCTGATTGATTTAAATATCTAATAGAGGCATTAACTGCATCTTTAGCTTGTGAGTAAAAGCCTGTAGCCGAAGCAAAATTAGCTGAACTGAGTTCTACCTCATTCAGCCTTCTGTTCACTGCATTTACTAAGCCAAGAAAATCATATGCCATGTTATATCCTTAATGAAAGTGAAGGGGCAAGTTGCCCTGCCCCCTCATGTTATGTTAGGCTTGGTCACGTGCTACGTCTGTAGCTTTATCCAGACCGCCAACAGGCATGACTACTGCAAAGACTCGCAGAACGCCAGCACTAATTGTACCTGCAGTTCCTGCAAAAGTAAGCAGCATAGGGTCAGCACCGTCCACAACTTGTGGATTTGCGGTTGCTACAAGTACAGTTGCGTATGTACCTGCGGATGCCCCGTCAATGTCAAAACCGTCTACCCACGCATCTACATCACCACTTTTTGGACCTAAATCCACAGTAGCATCTGACGCAGTGTTGGTCAGAGCAGTTGTAACTTCAATGCCAGCAAACAAACAAATGCAGTTTGCGGGAATATCGAGACATTCAATGGTGCTACCATTGGCATCAATATTCTGGTCAGCGAAGTTGATTGTTTGCTCTATCAAGTATGGTTTTACCCGTGAACTTACACCGTAAGTAGGGCCATGATTAGTATTGGTCGTTGCCAACAGTGTTGTTGTTGCAGCCATTTTTCAATCCTCCCTTAACGTACGTTGTAGATGGCGTTGACAAGAGCCTCTGGACGGAGAACCTTGCGACCATACAAATGCATACCCCGAACAATGTCGGCGAAGCTGTCGGGGTCACGGTATGTTTCGGTCTTGTTAATCTGCTCTGCAGTAGCAACAGCAGAAGAGTGACCAGCAACAATCACACCATAGTTGGATGAATTGGTGTCTGCTTCAGTAGAAGGACCAGTTCCAACAGATGGTAGGTTGTTAGAAACATGAACAGTAAAGCCATGTAATGAACCAGCCATTTGACCATTTTGCAGACCTGAACCACCGAAGTCGGCATTAAACAGCCGTGAGTCTTCGTCTTTCAGAAGTTCTGCAAATACCGGGTCAACTACAAGCCAGCGACCTGTGGTATCCACATTTTGCTGGTCGAGTTTGCGACCCATACGAGCAATCACAGATAGTGGGTTAGCGTTACCAGCAGCAGTAGGTGCTGCAGAGTTACCACTCCGTGCTGCAAGAGCAATAGAGTTACCACCTGAACCAGCGTTAAAGTCACTGGCATCTAGTTTCATGCTTGCAAGCAATTCGTCTGAACCAGCAGTGCTTACAGCTTTTGAACCATTGACGGTTGTATTTGCTGTGTCAGCATTGCTATGTAAAGCTGATTGCGTAAAACCTGACAAGTAGCCAAGAACATCTTGGTCAAACTGGTCAGCAAGACGGTACGCAGCACGGTCACTTGCCAGAGACTGGAAGTTTACGTGGCTGTGTGCCTCTTCAATGTCGTCAACCTTAAATGCAAAGTAGTTAGCTTTGTCAATTGTCAGGCTGAAGTCCTCATCGTCAAGGTCTTGCGGCGTGATTGTTGTACCACGGGCGTAAGCCTTAACTGTAATTTCGGGTTCCTTGATAATCTTAACGGAATCCCCCATTTGTGCAATTTCACCAAAGTAGTCATTGTTGGTGATTGCCTCACAAACAGCGGCCTTGCGGAAAGCAAGTTGCACCTGTTTGGAGTAAATTACGGGAGAAAAATTACCGTTAGGAAGATTACCATAACCACTAGCAGTAGTAAATGCCATGTTAAAATCTCCTAATTTAGCATTTTACAGATGCAAACATTACAAGTCTTAGCAGAGGCTGAATAACGTAGGGTGTGTATTCTAGTTAGGTGGCCACCCAACTATT